ATTCCACAACTCAAACAATTAATAGAATTAAAGTTAATAACATTTCCAATAAAACATTTAGAAAAAAATGAAGAAAGTCTTTAAGTGGATTAAGGAACATTTGCCCAAATGGATAGATTTATCACATCATAAACCTTGGGAAAAAGAACCACCAAAATCATTTGACTGGGAAGATACTGCACCTTCAGAATATGAACCCGACGATTAACATGAAATTAACTACAGAACAAATTAAAAATTGGGAACAAGAATATCCTAAAATGAAAGGAGTTACTTTAACTAAAAGAGAGAAGGAACTTCTTGATGGGGATTCTATAAAATCACATGAGGCTATGTTATTTGGTAGAATGTATGCTGATTGGAAAGAGAGGACTCTATCATGAATATTGATGATAAAATAAAATATGCCAAGATTAGGATTGATGAATTAGAATTGTTAATAAAACACTGGGAAAAAGAAAAGACTAGACAAGAGGAGAAAAATAAGGTAGAATAGAGTATACAATATTATACACATATGAGTATTTCAAAAACTAAAGTAAAGGCACAAGTTAAATCTAGGTGGTATTATTACTTTTGGGGTTCTGCTACTGTTGCAGTTGTAGCAGGACAATTTTATGTTGGAAATGGTTTTCGTAGAATGTCAGACTCTATAGATAGATTATTAGAAACTCCTGTTGTGGTTACTGTCCCTAATTTTTATGTACCTAGACATTATGAGGAATATATGACACCTGTTATCCCAGATAGAGGAGGTATTTAAATATCGAAAGATAAGACCATAGAAGCTATGAAAATGTTGTTTAGGGCAAAATGGAATGTCCCTCAAGCAGCGAAACATTGTGGTCTCTCAGACAAAGAAATGAAAATTGCTTTTAATGAATATTGCAATTTTCATAAGTCAAATTATGAACCCCCTGATGCTGCTGTGCAGTTATTTCTAGATTATGAAATTGAAGTCTCTTAAGTCTCTTAAAACACCTTTAAGGTATCCTGGTGGTAAGTCTCGTGCTTGCACTAAAATGGATCCATACTTTCCTGATCTACGTAACTATACTGAGTTTAGAGAACCTTTTCTTGGTGGTGGAAGTGTAGCAATTCATATAAGTAAGAAATACCCACATCTTAAGATTACGGTTAATGATCTATATGAACCTCTTATAAATTTTTGGGTTCAGTTACAGACCTTTGGTGATGAATTAACAGAGAAGATAAGTGAATATAAGTCAAACCATCCAGAACCAGTATCTGCTAAAGAACTTTTTCTTAACTCAAAGAAAGTTATTAATGATAAAAGTATTGATGATTTAGAACGTGCTGCAGCATTTTACATAGTAAACAAGTGTTCTTTTAGTGGATTAACTGAGAGTTCATCTTTTTCTAAGCAAGCATCTGTTTCTAATTTTTCTATGAGAGGAATTGAGAAACTACCTGGTTATTCTGAGATCATTTCTCATTGGCATATTAATCAATATTCTTATGAGTATTTGTTGAGAGAGAATGTTCATGATGGTATATTCATGTATCTAGATCCTCCTTATGATATTAAAGATAATCTTTATGGTAAGAAAGGTGATATGCATAAAGGATTTGATCATGATCGATTTGCTAAAGATTGCGATAAATCTGAAATTGACATGATGCTTAGTTATAATTCTAGTCAATTAGTAAAAGATCGTTTTAGTACTTGGGATGCTGCAGAGTTTGATTTAACTTATACTATGAGGTCTGTTGGAGATTATATGAGAGATCAGCAAAAAAGAAAAGAAATATTGTTATTAAATTATCAGAAATCAGAAGCAAAGATACAATTTGCTTTTGATGGTTGTTATAATTATAATAAATTAAAGAAGGAGGGTTTGACAAAATGAGTCTTTTGGTTAAGGGAAAAGTAAAAACTGTTTTTGAACTTGCAAATCCTGATACTGTTTTAATACAGTATGAGGATAGGGTTACTGCTGGTAATGGTGAGAAGATTGCATATCCTGAAGGTAAAGGTTCTATATGTTGTCAAATTTCTAAACTTATATTTAAAAAAATAGAACAGTCTGGAATTAAAACTCATTATATCAAAACCATTCAAGACAATCATATGATATGTAAGAAGGTTGATATCATACCATTAGAAGTTATTGTTAGAAATATTGCAGCAGGTTCTATCTGTAGACAAACTACTATACCAGAAGGTAAGTTGTTTATGACTCCTTTAGTAGAATTTCATTTAAAAGATGATAGTAAGGATGATCCTTTACTGACATATGATCGTATGAAACTTATAGGATATGATCAAGCAGAATTTATAAAACCTGCTTTAGATATTAATAAAATATTGACAAAATTATTTTTTAATATTGGACTTGATTTAGTTGATTTTAAAATTGAATTTGGGTTAGATAAAGATCGTAATTTGATTTTAGCAGATGAGATAAGTCCAGATAGTTGTAGGTTATGGAAAACTGGAACTAGAAATAGTTTTGATAAAGATTTATTCAGAAAAGATGAGGGAGATATATTAGAAGCATATAAACATATTCTTAATAGTTTACATAATGAGGAGAAGTGAAGAAAAAGTATGCACCATTTGAATTAAATTGTTTCGGAGTTTTAGGAATTATTTTGATAATTAGTGGTATTGCATCTGTTGGTTTTTCTTATTATGCTATAATGGAAACTATGAAATGATTAAATTATGGGAGATTTGGAAGTATGCCTTGGGAAGTTTCGAGGATAATAAGACTGCAAAGTATGATAATGCAGTCTGTGCTATTCGGACTTTTATTTTTGTCAGTTATCTTGTTACTAACTGTTTTATTACTGCTGGTGTAATCAGACACTGGAACCCACCACCTAATCATGCACAAAATGATAGAATTAGATTATGAGCAATTAATCTATTTGCGTAATACCTTATCTTGGAAAAGGACATATTTATCCTATCAAGAGAGAGGTGATATGCCATTCCATGCAACAGTATGGTATCCTTATCATCAAGACCTTCTTGATAAAGTTTTACTTGAATTAACAAAATATGAGCACTGAATTAAAAGACTGGTTAAATTCAATAAATCTATCAAAGAAAAATCTAATAGATGAAGATCCCTCTCTAGAAAAGGAGTATCCAGCATATATTATTAACCGTTGTTTTTCTGGTCATATTGATGCAATTATGTTTGCAAATGAGATGAATATGCATCCATTTTTACAAAAGAAACTTCAATATGATTTTTTGCTAAATACACTCAGACCTAAGAAGAGATACTCTCCTTGGTTGCGTAAAGATACGATCAAAGATCTTGACTTGGTAAAACGTTATTATGGATATAGTGACGAAAAGGCAAAACAGGCTCTACGAATCCTAACGAAAGAACAACTTGATTTTATAAAATCGAAATTTGAAACTGGAGGAAAACAATGAGTGTTGTTAGAGAGCCTGAGGTGAAGTGGTCGCCCGATCAGATGGTTGAAGTTACCCTAAACGAACCAGATGATTTTTTAAAAGTCCGTGAGACTTTAACAAGAATTGGTGTAGCATCCAGAAAAGAGAAGAAGATATATCAATCATGCCATATACTGCATAAGCAGGGAAGGTATTTCCTTGTTCACTTTAAAGAATTATTTGCATTAGATGGGAAACATGCTAACCTTACTAGTAATGATGTTCAGCGTAGAAATCGTATTGCTCAACTTCTTGCGGATTGGGGTTTGATTGGTATTGTAGATGCTGATAAAATACAAGACATTGCTCCCTTGAACCAGATTAAAGTATTAGCATACAAAGACAAAGGTGACTGGATACTTGAAACCAAGTATAATATAGGAAGCAAAAAGAAAAAAGTTGAAGAATAATTTATCCAACGGTATTACTGAACGTCTTTATTATACCCTAGGAAAAAGACCTGAGAGTGCTACGTCACATGATATCTACATGGCATTATGTTATGCTGTGAGAGATCAGATGATGGCATATCATCTTACCCCAGAGGTGTGTAATAATGAGAAGGAAGTTGCGTACTTATCAGCAGAATTTTTAATTGGACCACAACTTGGCAACAATCTCCTTAATTTGGGAATAGGTCAAGAAGTAAGAGAAGCTTTGTCGCAATATGATTTAACACTAGAACAGGTGTTAGATTTAGCAGAAGAACCTGGACTTGGAAATGGTGGTCTGGGGAGACTCGCTGCATGTTATATGGAATCTCTTGCCACATTAAAAGTACCTGCTACTGGTTATGGTATAAGGTATAAGTTTGGTATGTTCAAACAGATTATCAGAGAGAACCAACAGATGGAGGTTACTGATAATTGGTTGCATGGAGATTGGCCATGGGAACTTGCACAACCAGATGAGTCTGTTCTTGTAGGTTTTGGTGGAAGAGTAGAGAATTATATTTCAGATAGAGATAATTATAGAGTTCGTTGGGTTCCTGCTGAATCGGTAGTAGCAGTTCCTTATGATGTACTTCAATTAGGATATAGGGTTGATTGTTGTAATAGGTTGAGATTATGGAGAGCAGATGCCACAGAGATCTTTGATTTCTATGCATTTAATATTGGTGACTATATGGGATCAGTAGAACAGAGTGTTACTTCGGAAACTATCTCTAAGGTTCTTTATCCTAATGATGGTACTGATGCTGGTAAGATATTAAGATTGAAACAGCAGTTTTTCTTTGTTAGTGCTTCTCTTCATGATATGGTACGTAATTTGGAGAAATGTAATGTACCTTTAGAAGAGTTTCCAAATAGGTATCAAGTTCAACTTAATGATACTCATCCAGCAATTGCAGTCGCAGAGATGATGAGAATCCTTGTGGATCTTAAACATTTTGATTGGGAACCTGCATGGGAGATTGTAAGTAAGACTATTTCATATACTAATCATACTCTTCTTCCAGAGGCATTGGAGAAGTGGGATCTTAAATTATTTAAGACTCTTTTACCACGTCATATGGAGATCATTTATGAAATTAATAGAAGGTTTTTACAAGTAGTAAGACTTCATTATCCTGGTGATGATAAGATGTTAGAGAAGATGTCAATAATTGATGAGAGAGGTAATAAGTCAGTAAGAATGGCAAATCTTGCAACCATAGGATCTCATCATGTGAAT